ACCTGTTTAATATGATTGCGAAGACGATCATTACAGAAAATGAAGAGAGAGCGGTTGATAGACTTTTGAGCGGAGAGGATAAAGAAGACGTTCAACTGATCGTAATTGGGGATTTCTACCAGCTTCCACCAGTCATTACAACAGATGACCGTAAAATTCTCTGCCGGATGTATGGATCTGATTATGGAAAGGGTGGAAAGTACGAACACGGATATGCTTTCATGTCTGAGTACTGGAAAGAAATGGGGTTTGAATATATTAAACTTGATGAAGTATGCAGGCAGAATGATGAGGGATTTAAGTATGTGCTGAATGATATTAAATATGGCAACAATATTAGAAAATCCATTGCATATCTGGAGAATAACGAATCAGACAAGGTTATACCAGAAGCACCGTTTCTGGTCGGAACAAATGCTGAAGCTGATCGGATTAATAATACTTTTCTCGGAAAACTGGATAAAAAGACCGAAAAAGTGTTTCATGCAGCAGTTGACGGAGAATTAACGTCTGCTGATATTAAGAACATTGCATTTGCCAGAGAGGACTTAATTCTTAACATCGGTGCAAAAGTGATGATTACAGTCAATGATCTGTCTGGAAACTACGTCAATGGAACGATTGGCATCATTCAGAAAATTGTGGATAACGGAGAATTTGAAGAATCCTATCTGGTTATCAAGACTGATAAGGGTAAAACAGTTAACTTGTACAGATACAGTAAAGACATTGAGAAACAGGTTATTGAGGAAACTGAACAGGAAAAAGATGGACAGAAGATCGTAAAAGAAAAGATAGTCCGTAAGAAAGCTGGTTCTTTCTCTCAGTTCCCGGTAAAACTTGCCTGGGCGATCAGTATTCATAAATCACAGGGACAGACATTTGAAAAAATCAACATTGATCCTTGCTGTTGGGATCCAGGACAGTTCTATGTAGCTGTTTCCCGGGCGAAATCCGCTAATGGCATACATTTTATCAGACCGATAAAACAGAGCTATATAAAGGCGTTTAGCAAGGATAATGAGCGACTTCTTGAACAGAGTTTTGAGGTAGAAGAAGGTGTATAAGTATGAGAGTGACGCATGAGCAGATACCGAACACCATAAAGTTTTTACAAATCGACTTTCCGGCACTGGTCCTTCAAACTGCCGGAATAGAAGAAAGGGACGAATACTGGCAGCAGGTAATTGAGCAGATACACGTTGTATCAGACAAATATAATAAAAACGGCTTTGTGGATCACATGCTTACAGCCTATGCGGATTATCTGGACAAGATGCATAAGAAAGCTAAAAATCTGAACAAGGAGAAAACCAATGAACAAAATGAAGGAGTATGAGCGAGGGAGAGAGGATGGCCTTGACCCGGCGCTCAGAATTGCTAGAGATGGTGGCGTAGAAGCGCTGGAGAGGGAAATAAAATTCCGGGGCATTACAGGAGTACATACCTCTTTAGCCAGTAAAAACCTGGATAAAGCTGCACAGAAGATCAAAGAAATGACACTTGATACATTTACAATCTTTGAGATTCCGCATTAACGATTACGTGAGGTGTTATTGATGGGAAAATATAATACAGAGTGTAAACACAAAGAGGGGCAGGAGATGTATAAAGCTGTGTATCACTTTATCTTGAAATATTACCGCAAACACCACTACATGCCGTCCACAAGAAATATTGCAGATGGATTAGACATTTCAATGGCTACTGCCAGAAAACACTTTAATTTGCTCTTAGACAACGGATTGCTTGTTAGTGAGGATCCGACAGAGCAGAGGGCGTATAGATTGAGTTATTCAAAGGTAGAGACTGGTGTATAAAGAATTGGTCAGAAGATTTGGAGAGTAAATATTATGGATTTAGAGCAAAAAGCCATTGAGAGAATTCGACTTGCATCTGATCTCTCGTTGAAACATTATGGAAAGCCACTTGTATGCACATATTCTGGAGGAAAAGATTCTGACGTGATGTTAGAACTCTTTCGCAGGGGAGGCATACCATTTGAGGTACACAATAGTCACACCACGGCAGACGCACGATACCAATAGAACATATTGGATATGCCAATGCGATTGCGGAAACATAAAAACCGTAGATGCGCACAGACTTAAAACGGGATACACAAAATCGTGCGGTTGTTTAAGCGTTGATATTGCAAGGCAAAAAGCTACAAGACACGGATTAAGGCATACAAGGATATATAACATCTGGCGCAATATGAAATACAGATGCGAGCACAAAGATCACCCACAATATATTGATTATGGCGGTCGTGGGATTTCTGTTTGCGAAGAATGGCATGATTTTATGATGTTTTATAAATGGGCAACAGAGAATGGGTATCAAGACAATTTAACGATTGATCGCATTGATAATAATAACGGATGAACGATGAAATGGCACTTGTTCAGAACCATATAAGGAGGATTAAACATGGTTGAATATATCGATAAAGACACCAAAGAAATTGGAGATGCCCTGAACACGCTGGTTCAAAAATGTGCAGAAGCAGGGGGTTACGAACTTGAATGCACTATATCTTACGAGGGCGATCTGAAGCTTGATTGTTATTTTACATTCAAAACGCACGAGGAGGATGAGCCATGATCACATTCTTATTAGGATTCACCCTTGGAATCATAGTCGGAGTGGCCGGTCTTGTATGCATAGCGATCATGTACGACAAACACCACCCAGACGATTAGAAAGGAGCAATGGTATGCTGACAAGGAATAAAAAGCTGAAAGACTACGGTATTCCGGCAGAGGACATTGAAAAAATGAATACTATGCTGAAAGACTTTCCGGCAGAGTATGGATACCTGCTTTCCGGTGCCGCCTTGTCAGCTTGCCCGAAGAACACGGTGATAGCGGATATGGTTATTGAGAATATTCTGCACCGGAAAAGTTACAGGAAAATCAGCAAAGAAAGATATATCCCGATGAACCCGAAAGACTTTTATGGATACAGACGCAAGACCGTCGCTGTACTGTATGAGAGGATGCGGTTGTTGGGAGTGTGGGAGGATGAATAAATGAAAGAATATAGATGTCCAAAGTGTAACAGTAAAAACCTTTTTGTCAAGAAAGCCGGGAATAATACAGGATTGTATTGCGGGGATTGCGGTGCATGGATTAAATGGATCGGAAAAAATGAGCTGAGAGCATTTGAATATTTAACTGGACAGAAGCACGTAAACGATGTCAGTAGCAAACAAGACGATATTGCAAACATCATTTATAGCGCTCTCGATCATATGTATTGTGATAATTGCAGATTCAATAGTGAAATTAAAGAAAGCGATAGTGATGAATGGAACTGTGATGAATGCCACAGAAAATTTAATGGATGGGGAGTTTCCATGCAGGAAAGTAATAGAATTGCAAAAGAAATTTTAAAACAGTTAGGAGAATAGAATATGAGCAGACTAATTGATGCGGACGACTTAATTGAATATATTAAAATATGGGATATTGGTATGAGTATTGATTCTGACCAAAAAGAATTTATTAATTGTATTAATAGACAGCCGACAGTTTTTGATGTAGATGAAGTTGCAGAGCAGTTGGAAACAAGAAATGCAAGAGCTGCTGCATTACAGAAAGAAAATATATCAGAGTATTTCGAGGGTGAAACTGATGCGTTTGAAGTTGCAATTAAAATCGTGAAGGATGGGGAGAGTTGAATGAGTAGTGCAAGTATGAGATTCGGAACAAAAGCATATGTATGTGCAAGATATTTTCTTAGACCGGGTAAGTGTTTCAAATACATCGACCAGCACGGCGAAGACACCACAGAACACGTCTATGAGGTCATGGCGCTATATCCGTACTGTGTGCTGTTAAGAGATACCAGAAATGGGGTCAGGACTTGCCCGGGGTATAATACTTTGAGTCTGATGCTGAGAGGAAGTGAAACGTATGAGTAAATCAGTGTTAGTGATTGATACACCAAAATATTGTGCTTTATGCGTTTTACGCAGCGGAGTGCATCACCCGTTCTGTAGAGTAAACAATAGAGATATTACAGATTTGAGTATTAGACCAGATTGGTGTCCATTGAAACCGTTGCCGGAGAAAATGAAAGTAACCGGGCTTTATAACGGCGAGTATTTCAAAGCGGGAGGCAAACTACCGAGCTATAAGATCGGCTGGAACGATTGCATTGATGAGATTACAGGAGGAATGAGAGATGGCGAATGCAATGAAATGTGATCGATGCGGAAAGTTATATGAATCATACAACACTAAAAAAGATAATAAAAACATCAATGGATTTATTCCAGTGAATTTAGATGTTGATAGAAAGTATTATTCACATGGCGTAACGGACTTATGCCCTGACTGTATGAAAGAATTTCAGAATTGGATGGAAGAGGTGAAGTAGATGAGTAAGAAAGTGAAGTGCTGTGAGTGTGCTTCTTTTTTAGTTTGGGCTTTGCCTGAGCGAGTAGATAAATATAACTACGAATGCGCCAAAAGAGTTTTCAAATTGGCTTCTACTACAGGAGCATGTGGATACAGCATGAAAACCAAACAGATGGCACATGAGCAGTATTGCAAACGATTTGAAAAGAATAAATATTTAGAGCAGGAAAGTGAACCTTTTAAACAGGAAATTTTGAACCTTAAAAATGCGATTTCAGAGTATGAAAAAGAAAATTTTGTGGAAGTAGACGAATCGTGGAAAATTCTATTTATGAGAAGATTTCAAGAGGTGAAGTAGATGGAGAGATTTCTAATTGATGATGGTATTAAACAGTCAAAGATAGTTGCAAATCGTTATAAATGGAGTATCGAGAATGCAGATATGGGTTCAGAAGATGCAAATGAGTTACATGCAGATATATGCAATCAATATGTAAAGGAGTATGAACAGATCGCAGAGTGGCTTGAAGAATTAAAGTCTTACAAAGATATTGGCACTCCAAAAGAATTAAAGGAACTTTATGTGGTTTAAAGGAGGGACGTATCTATGATTGATAGTTTAATAGCATTTACATTTGGAATAATATTCGGATCATTTGGCACTATTTACTTGATTGCACATTTTATCGGCAAGCGTAAATAGCAATAAAAAGGCGGTGATGATATGCGAACCAGGCAAAAGTCACTTGTTGATTTTGGCGTATATCCAGAAGATATTAACCGTTTAAAGGATATATGTCAAAAAGCTACACCAGAGCAGAGACATGATATTTTGCACTGCTGCATAAGCTCTTGCCCTCCAGGGATTGAACTTCTGGTGTATGAATCTATTGTAACAAACAAATCCTATGACCGTATCATGAAGACAAAATACATACCGGCAAAGCGAGATGATTTCTATGCATACAAGCGCAAGGCAATGGCTATGTTTTATGATACTTTAAGAAAACTAAGAGAAATATAATACTACAATTAATATTAAAATGTGGGGACAAATTTTTCTGCCATGTATGGTAATATAGTATATATCTATGACTATGTGCCATATATGGCAGTTTTTGTTTGGAGGTGAGAACGTGGGAATGCCAATGGGAAAACCGCCCATGTATAAAACGGTGGATGAAATTGAAAAAAAAATCGAAAAATATTTTGAGGATTGTAAAGGATATCCTTTGACTGATAGCAAAGGCAAACAAATGTTTAATAAATTCGGGTCTCCCGTTTTTGTAGACGTTCACCCTCCGACCGTTACAGGACTTGCTCTGGCCCTTGGATTTACAAGCA